TCTAATATTTCTGCACTAGCAGTTAATGCGTCTCCCTCTTCCAAGGCTTTCCACATCTTTTTAAATTTAGAAGTTCTGGGTCCCCCAAGTTGATAAACCATTTGAATTATGCAGCACTTTTGAACATGATTTAATTCTATATCGCCTATAAGTTTCTCAGCCTCCGATAAAGAAATACTAAAATCTTTATCAAAATAATCCTCAGCAACCTCAATGGGATAATGAACACCCTCAGTAAGATCATCGGTATCCAAAACCATATGACCATAACCAAAAGTACGAATGGATAAGCTATCGAGATAGATATGGTCTCGGTACCCCTCGTGTTTTTTAATTTTTGTTTTAAGTTCGGTGTAGTCTGCCATATTACCTCAAGTTTTCTTTGGATCAAAATTAAGTATTTTAACACCTAATCTCTTTTGTTCAGCGGTTCTACCTCGTGCAATTTTCCAACCATTGCTACGAAAGTTTTGTGTCTTAACATCATAAGTTTTGATCTCCTTAGTCTTTGTGTTGAAAGTCAAAATGTCTATGGGTCCCGTGCCACCTACGGGTACAAATACAATTAAGTCTGGATCCAATGCAAACTTAGATTGTGCAAGTAATTCGTTTGATAATCCTATTGAATTGGTTTTTCTATTTCTGAAAGAAGTAGATAATCGAGCCAAGCAATCCTCCTAATAATATTATTATAGCAGCAGCTCCTTTACCTCGATCCATATTAGTCTTTAATTCTTTTATATCTTTTCTCATTTCATCTAAAACTTTAAAAATAGTTTTCATTCTTTCCTGGCAAACCTTTTCATGGTAAGAAATTCTGATACCATTATGATCTTCTATATTAGATAAATTAGTTTTTTTCTTTTTAGACTTCATTTACTTTCTCCCAGGTACAAGAAAATTTTATATAAATCTGATGCTTGTTTGTTTCTGTTTTACCAATTTCTGTAAGTTTATCGCTAGCCTCTTTATAACCAGCTTGTAGGCAATCATAGTGTGTGTCGTGATATGATAATGGATGAGGATCCAAACACATAGAATTTACGCTGCTACACATAAACATTATGAGCAGCACTTTCATTGAATTATAAAACTATTGTATCTGCCTCTTCCGCAGTTAAAGCCTCTCCAGCTATTAACTTTGCTTTAGCACTTGCTTTAAGATTTTTTAAATTAGTTTCTTGATTAGCTAATGTTTCATTATCTTGTTTAATATTTTCAGAAATTATATTTTCTTCTTCAATATCTTTTGAAGTCATATCAACTAATTCGCCATTTACATATTTTTTCATATTATTTATCTCCTATTTAATTCCATAGAGTGTAAAAACTCCTCTAGCTATGTTTGAACCACCTTGAAATTTAATTCCATCATGAACATTTGTGTTTAAAACAAAATGTGAACCAACTGATGCCATAGCTTGGTCTACGCTATCTTGAAACATCAATGAAGTTTGGTGTTGTATTAAAGAATAGTTGTCAGCATCATTCATATTAAAAAGATTAACCTCGCCATTCATTGTAGAATAAGCAACTCTTGCACTATCTGTACCACCATTGAAAAGTCTCGCACTTGCTTCGTTTCCATGCAAATACCCATGTGAATTACCTGCAACATACATTCTACATTCTTTGTAATTACCACTTGATGTTAAATAACTTCCACTAGATGAATCTCTCATATACAAATAAACTCTTTCGTTATCTCCAGTCATGTGAACATCTTTAAATTTTACTTGATGATATTTGTATGTGTTTCCAGTAAAATCAACATCTCCTGTTCCATGTTCAAAAGCAACACTGGCTACACCAGAAGTCACAGTAGTTTCTGCTAATTTTACAAAGTCAGAAGATACTGCTCCATATTCATAACCAGTTGCACCAGAATTAACTTTTAAAAATTGTCCAGCAGTTCCAATTGGAATACCATCTAATGCACCAGCGTTTGTTTTAAATGCTATCTCTTTATTAGCAAGTGTAGCTCCAACATCTGTTCCTTTAGCAGCCATCTTGGTCCAATAAGCGGATGCCGATGCTGGATCTTGATTGGAACCAGCTTGAATAGAAATATAACTTTCGTCTGATCTAACTACTATGTCATCAATGTTGTAAGCTGTTGAGCTATTCCATGCTCCTCTGAATACGGGTTTTAGTCTGCCAAGATTTAGTGTAGCCATAATTAATTACAGAACAATAGTGTCTGCCTCCTCTGCGGTTAATGCCTCGCCAGCTATAAGTTTTGCTTTAGCACTAGCTTTTAAAGTTGCTATTGCTTCTATTTTTGCATCATGTTCAGCAATTTCGTTTTTCTTTCGCTCTATTTTTTCAACTACATATTGTTCTTCTTCTGGCGACATATCAACTTCTTTGATTTCTCCAGTAATAGAATTGTGTATAGTTTTCTTTGTCATATTTTTTTCCTTAATGTTTCAATCCATAAACTGAATAATATCCAGTTGTGGTAAAATTAATTGAATTGTCTTTTGAAGATAGTCTTATTCCACTATGTGAATTTGTAGTATCTAACATTCCCATTGCATGAGACATACCAACATGGTCAGTACCACCACCAGACCAAGTTGCAGTAGATTGTGTCATAGTTTTTCTTGTTGCTATTGGATTATCAAAAGTCATTTCTAGCATAGAATGTTCACTAGCTAAAAAAGAGTTCCAAGTGTTTATTGGTCTAAAACCATCATTAGCATTTTGGCTCCACCCATTTTGGTTATCTCCATTAGTCCATCTTGTATTTCCACTGTTACTATCGCTATATGTACCATTTCCTTTTGAATAATAAGTACCAGTATCTAAACTATTGTCAGATGCTTTTAACATTCCTATTTCAATGTAAGCTTGACTTTCAAAATTGTGATTACAAAATAGTTTATAAAGTTTATAGTCTGTTGAAAAACAACCTTGAATATCTATTGTTCCAGTAGAAGTCGTATTTCCACTAGCAAGTTTTACAAAGTCACTTGATACTGTTCCGTATTCTGGAGCAGTTGCACCAGAGTTCATTTGTAATACTTGACCCGCTGTACCTTTGGCTAAACGCTGTAAGCCGCTACCATCTCGATATAAAATATCTCCCTGGGTAGTTAAAGTTGTTCCAATATCCGTACCACCTTGAGCTAATAAATTCCAATAAGTTCCGTTTGATACTGCGTTGCCAGTTGAGTTTGCAATACAGATATAGCTTGCTCCTCCGCTAGACACAACATCGTCTGGTGTGTATGCAGTTCCGTTATTGTATGCGCCTTTCCATACAAGTTTAATTTTGCCTAAGTCAATCGTAGCCATATCATTCCTTTAAATTATTTAGTTAATTAATTATAGAAAACATTTTGCGAACAGATTAAACTGTTGCAATCAAGTTTCCGCTAGCATTCACGCTAAAAGTAAAGCCGCTAGCTGCAAACATTTTATCACTAGCTGCTGAGTATTGAGTGTTTGTTATATTGTCTTGTCCCCCGTTAGTAGTAATAACTTCTAAATTATTGCCATTAACATTAAATAAGTAGATCTCAGCTGAGCTAGCATTGCCAAGCTCCCAGGCATTCCCAGCATCATTTACCTTAAATACCTTACCAGCTCCAATTCCATTAGTAGATAATTTAGCTGCAGTAATAGAGTTATCACTTGGTACATTAGTTGATAATACTCCACCTATTTTTAATATCTTAATACTTTCGCCAGCGCCAGGCGCAGCTGAAAAATTTAAAGTTGTTCCGTCAAGTGTATAACTATCCCAATGTTGAATAACACCAGATAGTGAAATCATTAATTGGTATGGTGTTCCAACACTTTCAGACATTGTAAATGCAGTTCTTGATCCATCAAAACTTTCAGTTAAAGTTATGATCTTATAGTCTGCAGCGTCTATGGGTCTCCCAATGTATGGCATAATTTTCTCCTATTAATATTGTAGTGATACTCCTCTAATTCTAGCTTCTTTAGAACCAGATGCTTGATTAGCAAAAGATATTTTATATTTTAATTGTGTTCCAGCATTTGGAATAGTTAAATCATTTACTTTAGCCATTTTAATGCCAGTAGAAAAATCTGGTAAAGCTGTCATTGTAGCAGTAGCAAAATTGCTACCATTGTCTGCTGATAATTGTAAAACAATATCAGAGTTTAAAGCATTAACGCCAGCCTGGTTTTGGTATGTGATGATTGCTCCCATCTTGGAAACACTTGATGGAGCTGTGATTGCATTAGATATAAAGTTTCCAGTTGCGTTAAATATTTGAGACGCATTATAAAAGTATGCTTCTGCTATTCCCCAATGTTGTGCTGATGAATTACCAAGTCCACCAGGTGGATTATTAGTTGCATTATTTGTAGATAGTATTTT